CGGCGATCGCCATGGCCGCCGCGGAGCCGCCGGATGTGCCGACCAGGGTGGTGCGCAGCGAGCCGACCCACACCGGGTTCACGGACGCGGTGACGACGATCCAGTAGGTGTAGACGGCGCCGTTGCCGGTCTCGGTGACCCGGTACGCGGTCTGAGTGAGGCCGTTGAACAGCTGGATGTCCGCGTTCGGGACCAGCTGCGCCGTCCACAGGCCGCCCGCGGTCGGGACGATTGTGACCGTCGAGAGGACCTCGGTGGAGTCGATCGTGTTGAAGCCGACGACCGGCGCGTCGTCGTAGTCGACGAGGGTGAGGGTGACCTGGACACTGCCCGCGGGCAGCGCGACGAGCGGGCTCAGCAGCTGCCCGTTGACGGTTGTGGCGGTCATCTCCAGGTCACCTCCCTCCGCGAGATGGTCCGGCCGGCGGCAGCGGAGGGCCGCCGACCGGAGACAGGGTGCTTACGCGCCGACCTCGACCACGCTGAAGCCCTGCGGCACGGTCGCACAGAAACCCTGCCGGGCCCGGAACTGCATCGTGTGCTCCAGCGCACCGGTGTTGATGTTCGCGTTGATGAACTGCGCCTGCGGCGGGATGCGGTTGCCGCGCACCGTGTAGCGCCGGTTCGCGAACACGATCAGCGGATTGCCGAAGGTGCCGCGCTGGAACGCGTCGAAGCTGTTGCTCACCCGCGCGCCGAACGTGAAATAGGCCGGCACACCGAACAGCCGGTACTGGGGCGAGACGCCACCGCCGGCGGTTCCGCTGGAGGACTCGACGAAGATCGGGCGCCCCTGGTCGTCCTTGATGCCGCGGATCGCCTCCTGGAGCGACGGCTCGATCAGGGCGACACCGTTGAGGCGGTTCCAGAACTTCGTCGCCTCGGCCTTGCCCAGGCCCGTGTTCAGGTAGTCGTAGGTCAGGCCGCCGGACCCGGTCTTGGTGTAGTTCGTGTCGGCGGTGTAGCCGACGTCCGAGTCGGTGTGGCGCACTGTGTAGTAGATCGAGTTGTACGGCTGGAAGTTCGTCGCCACGCTCGAGCGGGCCGCCGACACCCCGATGCAGGAGTTGTCGTAGTCCATGTGGAAAGAGTTCATCCACTCGAGCGTGACCGCGTCGACCTCGCTGGCCGGGGAGTCCTCGAACTCGGCCTCGTCGAGGGTGTCCTTGCCGTTGAACTGGTAGCCGTAGAGGGCGACGGTGTCGCCGTCCTGGGTGTCCTCGGTCAGCTGGCTGCCGCCGCCGACCATCGCGTTCGTGAAGCGGGGGATCTCCATGGTGTTGGAGGTCATGTTCTTCTCGCGCGCCAGGTCGTAGATCGCCGACGCCTGTACTTCGCGCTGGGCGACCTCGGTGTCCCACACGATCGGCGTCCAGGAACTGAAGTCTCTTGCCGCCATAGCTCACCTCCGGAGTGTCGACCTGGAGGTGAAGCGGCTCGCCGTCCAGGTGTTGTCACTGGTTGTGGCGAGCGAGGCTCTGCTAACGGACGCCGGTGATGCTGTTCGTTTGCGTGGGCGCTCTGGCCCTGGGGATCGCACGCGGCGCTCTGGCAACTGGCGATCTAATCGGATGGTACCGCGCTTCGCACAAATGTGCGATGACACGGCCGCGCCCCCGCACCGCGCGCACGGTGCGGGGGCTTGTCGGACCCGGCTGCTATCAGGGGCGTCCACGCCTGCGGGTGGCGACCTGCGAGTTAGCGAGGATCTGCTCCCCCAGCGACAGTTTCGTGCGCGCCACCCGCGCCGGCGCGACCGCGCCCTGGTCGATACGGCCGGCCCGCTGCTGCGCCCTCGCCGGCTCCACTGCGGCCTGCTTGACGAAGAGCTTCGGATACCGCTCCTGCATCTCGTCGAGCCAATCGTCGAGCTCCGGCTCGTCGTCGGTGTCGAACTCGATCTCCGCGGGCTTGAGCCGTGCGAGCGCGAGGTCGACCATGTCCGGGTCGGCACCCCGGTTGATCAGTTCGACCTTCGCGGCGGCGCGCACAGCGCGGCCCTTCCACACGTCGACCTCGCCGCTCTGCGCCGCGGGCTGGCCCCCGTCACCTGCGGCGCCTTCGGCCGGCTTGCCTTCGCGCAGCCGCTTGGCCTGCTCCCGAGCCCGCTTGAGCTTCGCCTTCTCCGCGTCGAGCGCGGCCTGCTGCGCCTCCCACTGTTCGCGGGTCGGCGCGGTCCACTCCTGCGCTTCGGGGTCGTCGCCGCCGTCCGGCTCGTCGACCTCCTCGAGCTCGTCCGGCTCGATCGGCTCCGGGTCGGTGGGGCCGGTCTTGGCCGGGTCCGTGTCTGCCATGGTTCCTCCGCTTCGGGTTATCGGGACTGGGGGTAGCGGCGCTTGGCGAGCGGCCCCCGGGGTTTGGTGAACCGGCCGCGCGCGAGGTCGCGTGTGGCACGTTCGTGGACGGCGCTAGGTAGGCCGGTGCCGTGGGCCAGCAGCCGCCGCGCAGCGGTCATGCGCGACCGGTTGGAGTCGGACCCGGAGAAGCCGCGCAACACCGAGCGCTGCGCGTTCAGGCGCAGCGTCTCGGGCACGAGGGTGTTGTCCGCGGTGATGATGCGCAGCCGACACCGGCAGTTGGGGTGGCGGGGCGGCGCGAGCAGCGGCATCCCCGGCGGCCATACCGGGGGTGCGCCGTGCGGCGAGAAGGTTGCGTCCTCGTCGAATCCGATGCCCTGGTTGGGGTCGGATACGTGCCCGGACAGGGCGAGACAGGTCAGGCAGTTATGCGATACTATGCCTTCACTCAGATACCAACCCTCGACGGTCTCAAGGTTGTACACATGCCCGCGAAACTCGCTGAACCGAATATCGACGACCTCGTCCGGCTCAACGAGGACGGCAAGACAACCAAGGAAATCGCCGTAATCTATGGCGTCCACGTGAATACGGTGCGCCGCTGGCTTAAGCGCAATGGCATTGCCGCTCGCCGTGACCTCGGCGGTTCCCATCAGCTTTCCCCCGACAGGCGACGAGCCGTCACCGCGGCTGCGGCGGCCGCTAACACTGGGCGCACGATGAGCCTCGCCACCAAGGTCAAGCGAGCGCGCACCGTCGAAGCCCGGGGCCTGAACATCAGTGCAGCCGAGGTCTTCCTCGCGCAGCTGCTCGCCGAGCGCGGGATCGTTACCTCCGCGCAAAAGGCGGTGGGCCCATACAACGCCGACCTGTGTGCCGGAACCGTCGCCGTGGAAGTCCTCGGCGGCAACTGGCATAACGCCCGTCGGGACTTCGAGCTGGAACGCCTGCGCTACCTCCTCGATGCAGGGTTCGACGTCATAGAGATCTGGGTCAACGCCCGGAGCGCCCCTATCACTCCCGCAGCGGCTGAATACGTGGTCTCCCACCTTCAGTTCCGCGAGAGCGCGCCAGCCGCGCCGCGTTGCTACCGGATGATTCGGGGTACCGGTGAACTCCTTGCCACTGGCGGTGATGATGGTGATGACCTGGCCGACGTAATCGCGCTCAGATACCCCAAGAACGTCGTCGAGGTCCCCTACGGCTTCTGTCACTGTGGATGCGGCCAGCGCACTACTATCGCCCCGCAATCCCATTCGCGGCGCGGGTGGGTCAAGGGTGAGCCCTTGCGGTTCGTCCTGGGGCACCAAGCCCGCGGGAGTTCCTGGGCCGAGCAGGGAAGGCGCTGAAACCCGGGTTCCCGGCACGCAGCACGCGTTACGCTCGGCGACCCACACGAGTCGCAGTTCGGACGGCACGAGCGGCGGCCGTGAAGGCTCCAATGGCGGCGGCAGGATAGACGATCCGCTCGGAGGCTCCGAAAGGGCCGGGCGCACGAACGGCGACACAGGCGGCGGCGCGAGAGTGGTGGCTTCGCGGGCGAGCTGCCGAGTGGTCTCGTTGATCGCCCGGTTGGTCAGGAACCTGACGTTGGCCTCGACCCTGGGCGCGACACCGGCGGCTTTCGCGGCGACCGCCTCGAGCTGCGCCACCGTGGCCAACGGCACCGAGGCGGCGAACCGTTGCGCGTCTCCGATCGCCGCGGCCAGGACCCGGGCGCTTGACTGGCCGGCCTGGGTGAGGACCGGGTCGGCCAGCCGTAGCCGCAGGCTCTTGGCGTCGATGCCGAGGGTGCGCAGGGCCCGGGTTTCCTGTCGTACAGCGAGCGCGGTGGCCGCCGCGACGGCGCGGGTGGTCTCGGCGGCCACGTCCACCGCGAGGCCGGCCAGGGCTGTGTCTAGGGCTGCGCGGATCTCGGCTTGGCGCTGCGGGGGGATCTGGCCCTGGTCGTCGGCGTAGCGGGCGCCGAGGGCGAGCAGCATCGCCGTGAGCGCGGCCGCCGCGTGCCGCAGGGGTTTGGTGACCGTGGCGGCCGAGGACAGCTCGAGTTGCAGGGCCTGGCGGTCGGCCAGGTCCCACTGCGTC